TCGTGTGTAATTGTAACGTCTTGTATGCCGTTGTATTGCTTTACATTAGGTGCAATAAGTTGTGCAAAGTCACCGTCAGTACTAATAATAACATGATTGTCATTAGGGTGTGATTGTACCCAACCAGCAATAAGATCATCTGCTTCTAGTTGCGGATGACGCATAACAGTACAGTTAGTCTTCTCACTTACAAAGTTCTTAAACTCGTCGAAGATTTCCCAAAAGACTGTATCTTCTTCACTCTCAGTTACAGTCATCTTATCACGTGCAACTTGTCTGTTACGCTTGTAAGGTTCGTAAAAGTCTTTACGCCATGAACGACCTTCTAAACAAAACACAACATGATCAGCATCAAAGTCATTCCATGCTTTCTTAACACCTGCTAGTGTAATGTGTAGTGCCATACCTACTTTAGTATCAATGTCTCCACGTACAACGTGTCGAGCTCTAAAGAACGTATTTGCTGTGTCTACTAGTACATAAGTTGCCATATTATGAGCACCCCGATATACAAATTGATAAAATGTCGCCATTCTGTATGAACGCAACTAATAGTGTAATGCCTATAATTTCTAACATATTCTTGCCTTTGTGTAATTTATAGTACTATTGTAACACCAGATCTGGCTGTTGTCAAGCATTAAGATACTTCACTCTTACCTTTATCGATAGGCACTACGTTAATGTAGCCCATATCTCTATCTGGGTCTTCGCCATCTTCTTGAAGCATTTGCGTTACAATAGTTTTAAACCACTGATCAACAATCTCTTCGTTTGACTCACCACTATAACCTGCATCAAGTAATTGTTCAATAAACTCATTATTCCAATCGAGCTCAAAGAACCCGTTTCGAATATTATCTTCATTTACTTGTGTATCTAATACTGCTACCCAGGGTTTACCTGCCTTAGTAGCAACTGCCTTTTCGTTTTCTAATGCTGAACGTCTAACTTCTTCTGACGTTGGCTCTTTTACTTCCGTATCAGTGCCAGTTTGCATTTTTACTAGTTTATTCCACCATCCCATAATTTACCATCCTGCTTTTCTAATGCGGTCTTCACTAATAGGAGCCTTCATAGCCTTTTCGTGTTGCGCATTTTTATATTGTTGTTCTTTCACTTGATCAAGTGCCCCATGCATTTCCGAATAAGGATATGTGGAGTCTTGGGGTAAATCTCCATCCTCTTTCCATACACGCTTCCGCCACGTCTTTAACGTTGAGGGTATACTCTTCAGAGCGTCCACCCAACGGCATAAGATATACTGGACATTCCACCCCGGCACTTTTGTAAGCGTCCACAGCCCTTGTAACTTCGTCAAAGTCGTCATTAGTAGCCACAACAAACTTAAGATAAAGTTCACTGCCGTCAACAAGACTATACTCACGAGCAATATCAGGCTTAATAGCAGTTTCCCAAGGTTCTCCTGAGACACTAAGTTTTGGGGAACAACTCCAAGTGACTTCAAATCTATCTTGATTGCTAAGATACTCGTAGAAGTCGTTGTGTAGAGGTTGCGTAGTGTTTGTTTCAAATGTAACATTTTTTAGATCCTGCATACGTGGATGCTCAAATAATTCGACGTACAATCGTTGCCACGCCAACAGTGGTTCGCCTCCTGTCATGATCAAGTGAATATCTTGACCATTACCCATTGTCCACTTACCTTCTGGGGTGAGCGACAACAAATGCTCAACTACTTCTTCAACTTCTGCTTGTTTGTTAAAGTGTTTGAACTCTGGATAAATGCTTGCATATGTATCACAGCCGGTGTGTATAATAGGCAAGTCATTAAAATCTTTAGTAGACTTGTGTACATCTTTTGCAATTAATCCAGCAACTTCTTCATTGTGGATAATGCCTGCTTCTTTTAATTCTGTTCGGTTACGTTTTTCTTCTGTACCAAAATTCATGCAACGAAAATTACAACCGAAAGTACGTAAGAATACACTAGGTACTCCTACAAACTTACCTTCACCTTGTACACTATAAAACGCTTCTGAATATCTAAGTTTCATGTTTGTGTCCTATCTATCACACGCATATGATTGTTGTAGTTTAATGTTATCCATAAACTCTTTCTTAGTACCTGCATCTTCCTTAAACGCACCTTTTAGTACAGTTGTTTGTGTAAGACTACTATGTGCCTTTACACCTCTGTTCTCAACACAACCATGTGTTGCTTGTACATAAACACCTAAGTGTTCTGCACCTGTTGCTTTTTGAATCTCACGTACAATGTCGTTTGCAAGTTCTTCTTGTAATGTACCTCGCATAGCACACCATTGTGCAATACGTGTATACTTACTTAAACCAATTAGTTTGTCTGATGCAATAATACCAATGTACGCTACACCTCTAACTATCTGGTGATGATGTGAACACATACTTGTAAGTTCACTACGCACAACTAACATACCTTCATAACGATCATCGCTATCATTTGGAAATGCTGTTGCAGGCGGCATTGGTTCATAACGTCCTGCCATTAGTTCATTGATATACATCTTTGCAAGACGTTTACCTGTACCGTTACTGTTAGGATCGTTTTCTGTATCTATTACAAGACCTTGTAATACGTCTTCAAACTTAACAGCAAGCTCGTCAATTAGTACTTGCTTTTCGCCGTCTTTAATAAAGTCTGAAATGTTGTCGCCGGCCCAGAAGCGTTTGTCTGCTTGTTGCAAACGGGCTTTTATCTCTTTGGATTTATCCATTTGTTTCTCCGATGTTTAGGCAGTGGATTGCCGTTAATAATACAATGCACAATATAAGTTATATTATACATTGTATTTAGGTTTTTGTCAAGTATTTTCTACTCAAAGTGTTTAGTTATCATGTCTAGTCTATCACTAGCAGTAGCCATTGCATCTAATTCTTTTTGTATCGTTTCGATAATATCAGAATGCTCACCAATGCCTACAACTTTTTCCATGTATACTTCAACATTAGTCTTATGCAATAAGATTTCAGCCTCTGCGTGAGCCTTTACCGCCGCTATCATTTGTTGTTTCAAGTTCATATTCCCTTCCTATAGTTTCCTTTGCCCGGTATTACGTTGCGGACGCCACCGACTGGATCCGGACAGTCTCCATCTCGGCGAAATATTAGATGAACATGTGGGTACATAACAGTTTGACCTGCACTTTTTCCTATGTTCAACCCTATATTAAATCCTGTTATTGTAGTCTTATCGCTTACTACGTTATCATTACCCATTGAGATAGCAAACTTAAAACATTTAGTTATTGTTTCTTGATCACTTACTTTAGGTACTATTAACATATGTCCTTCCGTTACTGGAAAGCCGTCGTTGAAGACTACAAATTCCTTTGTATTTATTTCCACATCTGTCCAAGGTGCTCGTCCTGACTCCTGTGCCTTTTCTAAGGTATCAATATTCACCTACGTTCTCCCAAGGGTAAACTAACCAAACATCTTGTTCTGCTTTGTTTACTTCGTGTACGCTGTAGTCTACAGTACCATTAAAGTCACTTGATAAGTTATCTGTAATAGTAGCAAAGCGAACATTGTTGTGCCATACTGTTTTCCAAGTTTCTTCGTTAGGTAGACAACCTGCTTGCCAGTCTTGTTTAATCCAGTCAAATGTAGCACCAGTGTCGTTAATGTCATCTACAATTAAAATATTTTTACGTTTGCCGATATCCCAACGACTTTTGGTATTAACACGTTCTTCTTCATCTACATATCCAAATGCATCAGTTGCCATCCAACAGTTACTTTCACTTTCGCCTGTAGCATCACGTAAACTTACTTTTAATGCTTCGCCACGTACACCTAACATGTTGCTTAGTATAGTAGCAGGAACGTTTCCGCCTCTGGTAATACCTACAATATAGTCAGGACGCCATTTGTCCTTGTACATCTGTAGTGTAATATTTAAACAAGCATTTTCTACATCTTGCCAATTATAATAGTGTTTCTTAATCATCTAGTCCTCTTATCCAACTAATATTTTCAAAAGTCCGCTTGCTAGTATCATAAACAAAGCGGCGTTTAACATAATCAATGCTCTGTCATTCCAAAGCAATCCAACCCATAGCCAACCTGCTGTTCCTACAGTACTGAAGGCTAAATCATATATTGCAAGATCTCCGCCAGCGGCTCTACATGCAACTGCTATTAATACAAAGAAACTACTGATCCATTTAATATACCAACTAAGATCAAACTTAGGTGTTTGCTTTGGAACAAGATTTTTTGCATCTACAATTTCTTGTACTTGTTCTTCAACAACATCTTTAATTGTATTTTTAACTGTCATACAGTGTGCCTTTGATCCTTCTTAAAATAGAGTCTTTAAGTCTTGCTTGTTTAAATCGTTTGTATCTTTTTGCTAACGGTACCCAACTTT